TCTTTTCCTATGTATTTACCTGCTTGTCCTGCTAGGATATCCCAAGAATGCACAGAAGGATAATAACTGAAACAATTCCAAAGCTGTAGCTCATCAAGTCTACGCCTAGGAACATCTTCCGGTTTAAAACCTCTTTGAATAAAGGCAGTAATCGGGAGGCGATAAAAGATTGCACCGTTTTCCATAATCGCATGGAATAAAATCGACTTGCCGGTAATAGATGACATGCCAAAGATAATACAATCTTCAACTTCTCCATGGTGTTTTTTAAGATCGTAAAGATATTCTCTTTTAATCTGTGCATATTCCACCGGTATGTTTGCATTTAAGTAAGCCATAGTTAATCATAAATATCACCCCAAGTATCCCCATGTTCGTAGTCCACTTTATTGGGAACCTCTAAGGTAACTGCATTCTCCATAATCTCAATAACCCTATTTGCTTCTTTATCATCTTTTATAGAAAGATCCAACTCATCATGTATTTGTATGTGCGGTATAATTCCTTCCTTGTAAAGTTCTAACATTGCTTTCTTAGTCATGTCTGCAGCGGACCCTTGAATTAATTTGTTGAGCGCCTTGTATGTGTAAGCTCTCCTGATCCCCGGTCCATGTTCCCTGAGTGCATCTTCATGAGGCAATGCTTTATGCATACCGAATTGATTAGGCTCCCACAAATGAAACCTACATAGTCTGCCTAGTAAAGTTCTTATCTGACCACGGTCCTGTGCACGATTAGATGCGCGTTCCATAAGTTGTTTAACAAAAGGTACTCGACCATGATACGTATTAAATAATTCTGCAGCCTTCTCTTTCGTTACACCTAACTCTGCCTGTAATTTAGTTTTACCCATACCATAAAACAAACCTAAATTAATTGTCTTGGCTTGGGTTCTAGGAATCTTTGCCATATCTGCTACTGTCTGATGAAAGTCTGAGTCTTTGTTATTGTGGTAAGCATCAACAACACTATAGACTGAAGGTAATTTATAGAGAGATGCATAGTGAACAACTAAACGTGGTTCTTGTTGCGAGTAATCAAAGCAGCCCCATTTACATCCTTCTTCAGGAATAAATAAAGATCTTATCTTTGGTCCTAGATCTTTGTTTCTTGCAGGAATTTGTTGAAGGTTAGGGTTAGAGTAGGAAAATCTTCCTGTCACTGTTCCACCAAACTGTGAACGTAATTGATTTATATCTGCGTGTATCCTGCCTTTGTGTTGATACTTTAATATTGAATCTATAAAAGTTGTATGTGCCTTGTTTATTTCTCTAGCTTTTGCAATCATTTTTACCACGGGATGTTCGTGTTCTTGTAAAAAGTTTTTAGTAAAGCTTGGTGCTGAAGTTTTTTGTGTTCTTTCGTATGGTATTTTTAAGTTGTCAAAGACTTCTGCAATAGATCTTGCAGCCCATATCTGTGGCCTAACATTTGTTTCTCTTTCAATAGCTGTTAGTAAATCTCTTTCCTCTTTCACTAATTGTTTCTTCATTAGATGTGCTTTATCTAAATCAACTCGCACACCTTTAAACTTCATGTCTACAAGACATGGAAATAGTTCTGTTTCTAAATCAAATATGTCTTCCAAATCTTGATGTAGAATTTCTTTCTTCATCTCTTGCCATAAACCTAATGTAATCTCAGCATCACGTTCAGCGTAAGATCCTACATGCATAGAGGGTAGCTTGTACATTTCAGACTTTGGATCAATGCCCCACTCCGATGCAGCTTCAGCTAAGGCACCTTCATTCTTACCGTAACCTAAATAATGCCAAGATAAACTATTAAGATCATATCTAAATCTGTTCTCGTCTGTAATGGCTGCAGCTATCATAGTGCAAACAATGTCACCATTTATTTTAAAACCTAATTGTCTTAACCAACAGACATCATACATCGCGTTGTGAAATACTTTTGTTGATGGTGATTCTAAAATATCTTTGAGCCACTCTAAAACTTTTTTACGATCCATGTTTCCCCCGCCTTCGTGTGCGATAGGGAAGTATCCTTTGTAACCAGTCGTGGCAACAGCAATACCAATAACATCACCATTACCTATAACAGAGCCAGATCCTTTTTCTTTTAGATCCGGGTCTTTTGTTTCTAAGTCAATTGCTATTTCTTCTACTTGTCTAAGATCTGGAAACTCTGTAGGAATATTCCATTCTGTTTGTGCTTCAAACTTAGGTATTCTCATTGCTATCCTTTTTTAATGTAAATCCTGGTGGCAGGGGTTTTGTGGTAGTGTCTTCTGAATAATCTCTTTCAATAATCATTTCTATAAAGTGTATTGCCTTTTCTAGATCTTGCTTTTTTCCTTTCAAACGATGTCTACAAATGTATTTTATAGCACATCCTTCCGGGAATAAAAGCTCATTCTCTACTACAAACTTACTGGGCTGAATCTTAAAATGTCTGTAGTGAGATCCTGCAATTTGTTTATCCCAAACTTTCGACGTCATAACTTCTCTCCTTATTTTTTCCTGCAATGAAATACAGATTTTGTTTTGCTCGAGTTACCCCAACATACCAAACTCTATGTTCCTCATCTTGCTTCTCTACGCTTCTCTGCAATGATTCTAAAGTACGTTTGGACATATCTAATACCAGTAAAACATTATCAGCCTCCCCACCTTTTGCTGCATGTATGGTAGATAATTTAACTCTTGGTTTATTGCTTAATGGCTCTTTTCTTTCTAACATCTTTCTTATGTATAGGCTGTCATCCATATCCAGTTGTAACAATTCATACCATTTTAAATCTTTATCTATCTCCCTTATAGTTGTGTACTCTGTATATTCTAGAATATCTTTAATCTCAGCTTCATTTAACTCTTCACCTTTTACATAGCGTGTCCAATTAATTATGGTCCTATACAATTTTTCAGAAAAACTTTTCTTGTTTTTGTATTCATAATAAATACCCATGGATTGTAAGTCCGGCATTAGATTAATTAATCTGTAATTTGTTCTTGCTAATATTAACCAGTTGCCGTCTTGTATTGGTATCTCTTGTAAAGAATAAGATTCAGGATATATGTTGCCTGTTTCTTTACGTGGCTGCCATGTTTTAAGTATTCGTCTCTGATTAGGTATACGATCTAATATTTTATTGGCTATCGATTGTATGCTTTGTGGAACACGATAGGACTTTGGTAATACCCGTTCCTTACCAGGTTCTTTTTGAAATCGTTCTACATCGGCTCCAGCCCAACCATAAATAGCTTGATCATCATCACCAGCTAAAATAACATGTTTAGATTTATTTTTTAGTTCATCATACATTTTCCATTGTATAGGTGATAGATCCTGTGCTTCATCTATAAACACAATATCAAACGTTGGGCATAATTCATCTGCACGAGATATAAATTTTTCTATCATGTCGTTGAAGTCGACTAATTTAAAAGCTTCCTTTCTATTGTCTAGTTCTAATTTTAGGATCTTTACAATCTCAAAGTCTAGATCTTCAGAATACATATTGCTGTTAAACTCTTCTTCGATCGATAGGTTTTTTATTTTAGCTGCAGAGATAAGTTTAAAATATTCACTGTTTGAATCTATAAAACCTGTGCTGTCTTCACCATTTGAGAATACAGATACTTCAATACCTACTTCTCTCCCTATGGCTGCATAGTCTTCATTCTGCATAACGTTACTTTTTTTCATACCCAAAAGATTAAATGCAAATGAATGTAATGTTTGAAAGTAGGGTAAGTCTTTATCTTCTAGCTCTGGGTGTTTATCTAACATTCGTCCTCTTGCCTCGCCTGCAGCTTTTTTAGTAAAAGCAAAGTAACCTATTCTGTGTAGTGGTGTACCAAACTTAGCCAGTGTCCTTACATAATGTAATAATTTTGTTGTCTTACCTGTACCAGGAGGACCCAATATCTTTCTAATCATATAATCTCCTGATCGTAATTAATTTTATTGTGTAAAATTTTTACGCTTTTAAATTTTTCAAGAGATATCTTAATTAAATGTTTTGTTGGTGTATTGTATTCACCTTTCTTTTGTGATGGGAATCTCTTCTCTTCAATAAATTCTATATTGCAATCTTTATAGAACTCTTGTATCATTACGCCCGTTTTATCCTCAGGATACTTCCATCCATTATTCTTTAGCTTGTTATAGAAGTTAGCAAATTTAAAATAAGCAAACTCATCATCAATTAATACACCACCAGATTTAAAACTAACGTCATTCTGTGCTCTTGCTCCATTTATCTTTTGATGTAATTGATCATGTAATTTTTCTTTTGGCGTTGTGCCTATTGGTGGATCTTGTACTGTTAGTGTTCTGTAAAGATCTTCTAAAACTTTTTGATCATCATTAGACTTAATCATAGGTGGTGGAAAACCTGCGTACTTTGATATGGCGTTACGTCTTTTTCTTTGATCGTTAACGTGTTCTACGTTTCGACAATGCACTGTTCGTACATCTTCACCATCGGGCAGAGTAACATCAAACGTGTATTCTGCGTCCGGTTCTAAATCAATCTTGACTAAATTAGTAAGGATTGGATAGCTACCTTTAGATCCACACAGCACACCAAACTTTCTTTTTACACATATACCTTTTTTACAATAATCACTGATAGGACTCTGTGTGCATGTGTATCCTTTATATGTATCTCGCCATGATTTTAGTTTAGCTTTTAATTTATTTTTATCCCATGCGTGTGCATTGGCACCTGAAAAAAACTTAACGGGTGCATCCATAACCATCTGCTCCCAGTTCTCTTCATACTTTAATTTTACAAAGACATGATAGTTATAAAGAAATCTATCTTTGCCATCGAAACCATCTTCTTTGGTTAGTTTCGATAGTTCAGCTAAACAGGGTGGACCCTCTCTAAATATATCATCAACACCTTGCATAGCCACCGCGTCAATGCTATCCGTTATTTTTTTAAGACCGTCTTCTGCTACAAGATTAGCTTCCACAACTTTAATAAACTCTTCAAAAGAAAATTTAGTTCCATCTACATTTAAAGCTATTCTTTCTGATTTTTTAAAATAAGGTAGGTTAATAAAATTACCCTTACTTATTTTTCCTGTCTCAGAATCTTTGACGAGTCGAGTTTGTTTTGGAAATATTTCTGTGTCGTATTTTAATTTAAATAGTGGCAACAGATTGCTTAGAAAAGATCTTAAGACTGTTGCGCTGATAAAATCTTTTAAGAAAATGTAAAGATGCATACCACCGCTCTTAGATAGCACAGGTATTAATGGTAAATCAAACTTCTGTATTGTATCAAAAAACTTTTTACGGTCGTACTTTTCATAATCTTTGAAGTCGACATCGATAGCACCAAACCTTGCTAGTCCATCCTTAGTACAAGGTTGGATACCAATCGACCTTTCTCCAGCCAAGTGTTCGTTGTAGACTTGGTCTGTTATATCCTCATCATTCCAACGATAACTTGGTTTCTGTTTTTTAGTAATGGGATCTATCTCAAGGCGACTCATGTCGGCTTGACCATACGCAAGATCATAACCAGCGAAATATTTAGAAAATAAATTATCCATAATTATTTAAAGGGCGGGTCCAGTCTCCCATCACCGCCCTTTCTTCCAACGAGGGAAGTCCTAAATAATCGAATCTTTCTCTGCTGATTCATTTCCATGTTTGACTTTTACTTGTCCTTTGGAAATGTTTTCAGAGAACGCTTTCGCTTGTTGATAAAGAGCTGCGTCTTCTATTGGACCCACCTTATTAACTTTCCAACCAAACCAAGTGCCCTTATCATTTGACATTTGAGTTGTTGCTAGATTGTAAATATGACTAAATGCAGGTGGTTGATAGAGATTACCACTCTTACCTTTTAGTCTTAGGCTTGACAACATTGAGTTCCAATTTCTACTAACTTTTAGTTGTGTAGATTTCATTGTAATCAACGCTGTACATGGGCTGTCACCAGTTACAATTACATAATGACTCGCAGTTTTTTCTACGTAATTACCATTTGGTAATCTGTCTTTATAATTTGCATCCGGTTTTGTTTTACTGATTACGTCAGATGTAGACGGGTGTACTGTTACTGGAGCACCAGAACCTTCACCTCTATCTTTCCACTCGACATATTCAAGTTTGTAAAAACAAGGTATGACATTAATACCCTTCTCACCATCAAACAATTGATGTGATACAGAGTTATATATCATCCCTGGTTCTGCACCTTCGACATACTTACCATCCCTTTTATTTACTTCGGGTGATAACTGTCCAAGGATTTTCAAAAAAGGCAGCGCTAAGTCTTCTTGACCTAACGTACCTAAACCTTTTCCAGCATCCTGTTCCATTACATTGGCAGGTAGGCTAGCAGTTTTTTTTGTTACGTTTCCTGTTTCCATATTATTTGTTCCTTGTTATTTTTGTCCTGTTGCCTGAGAACACGTTAAACAAGTCCGTTGGCATATCCTGTCCAGCCTCGATACGCTCACGGACTAGTGCTTTAAGTGTCATGGGTTCGACCTTTAATTTCTGGACGGGTTCGTACCCTTGACCTTGCGCAAGGACAGCATAATGCTGTGCCTTGTTATCTTCGTCACGACCAAAGGCAACGGTTATCTCATTTTTGATAAGATCACCTAAGCCGTGCTCACGAAGCCATTTAAATGCTTCTTCCTTCTTAGCGATAGGAATAGAAGCACCGTAGACAGGTTTAACTTCAACAGCTGAACCGTCTGCTAATTTAAGAGATGAGATGTTCATTTCCTGCATGATTGTAGGAATTACCTCACCCGAAACTTTATCTGCTTCTCGCTTTTTATCTTTTAGTTGCATCTCTAGATCTTTGATTTGATCCTCTAAAGATTGCAATCTAACGACCTGTGTTGATAGCTCACCTGCATTATCTGCAGAAGCCAGGTCTTTTGTTTTGTCTTGTTCGAAGTCTATACTATTCATTAATTTCTCCTTTCTCATATAAATTGATTTCAATTGGATAGTATCTTTTTTCTTGTTTGTCCCATTTTAACAAATTAAATTTACCATTTGTTAATTCTGATATGATAGAACAGGCTACACCTATTATTGCAGGGTCACCTGTAAGTAAAACATAATCAGTGGGTCTATAATCTCTCAACAGTTTTCTTAATTTAAAAATTAATGGACCTGGTGAAAAGATTATTTGCGATAGTTCTGGTAGTAGAAATTCTAACTTACCATATTGAGAAGCACCCATAATATTAAATTTAGGACGACCATCCCTGGTCCCCGCTACTTCTTGCAAGACATATACTTTAGGTATACGTGGTTGCTTAACATTTGAGTAATCCTGCTTTCTATCGTCTTTCATACTTGACATTAATAAACCATATAGTATGAATGTCAATAGAAAGATGAATTATAAATTTAAAACAAAACCGTATGAGCATCAGCTCAAGGCTTTAGAAATGTCTTGGGACAAAGAATTTTTTGCGTACTTCATGGAGATGGGTACCGGCAAATCTAAAGTATTAATAGACAATATAGCTATGCTTTATGACAAAGGTAAGATAGATGGTGCCTTAATTGTGGCACCAAAAGGTGTTGTAGGTACTTGGTATTTAAACCAGGTTCCTGATCATTTACCTGACCATATTGAGAAAACTAACGTATTGTGGAAAGCAGCAATAACAAAAAAACAAAAGCAAAGATTATCTAGTTTATTTGAGACAAATGAAAAGTTACATATTTTAATTATGAATGTAGAGGCATTCTCTACAACAAAGGGTTGTGAGTTTGCCAAGAAGTTTTTAAATAGTCACAGAACATTAATGGCTATTGATGAGTCTACTACGATTAAAAACCCCGATGCTAAAAGAACAAAGAATATATGTGAGCTCGCTAAGTTAAGTCGATACAGAAGAATATTAACAGGGTCACCTGTAACTAAATCACCGCTAGATCTTTATAAACAATGTGATTTTTTATTAGAAGAATTACTAGGTCATGGATCTTATTATACATTTAGAACAAGATACGCAATTATGAAGACGGCAAATTTTGGTGGA